GAGATCGAGTATTTCCTTAATGGGGCGATCGGGGTGAATGATGTGATCCAGCTGTGCAGCTCTACAGCCAATGGCTATTACAGGGTATATAAGGTCACGATAGACGGAGACAATCAACAGGGAGATTGGATCTGTACGGCACAGGTGCTTGAAATCAAGGCAGATGCTGCCCTTGATGTGAAGGCACGAAGTTAGGAGGTGGGCTGTTTATGATGCAGGAATTTGCACAACAGGTCGAAGATACCGCCAAGGCGGTAATGGGTGAGATGCACACGGCAATCCCCGGCACGATCGTATCATACGATTGCAACAAGGGTACTGCGGTGGTAAAGCCATCCGGAAAGTATACGACATTTGAAGGAGAACGGCTGGAATATCCGCAGATTCCGGAGGTCCCGGTGGTATTTCCATTCAGCCAGGCATCGAACACCGGGGTTATTTTCCCTGTGAGGAGCGGTGACGGCTGTCTTATTGTGGTTTCAGAAGTGGAGCTGGATGAATGGAGATCAGGGGCTGAGTCGAGCGGGGCATTAAAGTTTGACCTGACGAATGCAGTATGTATCCCGGGGCTGATGAAAACAGGGAACAGTCTGGCGGCACAGGCAGTTAACCAAAACGCTGTGATTATCTATTCAGGTTCCGTCTCTATGACTATCTCAGAAGCAGGTATAGCCATAGGGGGCGATTTAAAAGTATCAGGCAATATTTCTTCCACCGGCGATATAAAAGCTGGTAAAATCGCTTTACAGAAGCATACACACAGGTCATCAGAACCAGGAACCAGCACTGGGACACCTGAGTAGGAGGAGCCATGGATATTTTGTTAGACAGGTCCGGCGATTTGCTGTTATCGAATACCGGAGACATTATACTGAATGATTCTGTGGCACAAAAGATACGGATACGGCTTCTGTGGTTTGAAGGTGAATGGAAGTGGGACAGAGAGGAAGGAATCCCATATTTCGATCAGCTGCTTGTAAAGAATCCCAATCTTGATTATTTTGAAAGCGTAGTCAGAGACCGAATTTTTGAGATTGATGAAATTACAGATGTTAAAAATGTTGAAATAACATTTAACCGGGAGACAAGAAATGCTGTAATAAAATTTGTGGCACAGACAGATCGCGAAACGATAAAGGATGAGGTGGTGATAAGATGCAGGATTACGGAGTAACAGATAAGGGTTTTGTCTTAAAGCGTATGGATACGATCCTGGAACAAATCCATGCTGATCTATCAGAGGGTTTTGGGTTCGATACCAGGCTGACAGGAGCTTCGTTTCTCAACACGCTCATTATGACCTTTGCCGGGCAGATTGCTGATTTGTGGGAGATTGCCCAGGATACATATTATTCAAAGAGTCCGTCCACAGCGGAAGGTGTAAACCTTGACAATGCGGTGCAGTATGGAGGAATCAGGCGGGCTGCCAGTAGACAGACCGGCTATCCTTTACACTGTACGGGAGATGACGGAACGCTTGTGAGAAAAGGCGTGATTGTGGCTACGGATACTATGCCGGAAATCCGTCTTTATTCTGCAAGCGATTTTAAGATAACCCGTGAGAATAGCAATGCAATCAGCATAAAAGTTGCTGCGGTTGAAAAGGACGCCGTATATTCTGTGAGTATCAACGGAGAACAGTTCAGTTATTCTAATGCTGATGGAAATGAGAAGAACATACTGGAAGGTATTGCAGGAAAAATCAACAATGAAGAGTATGAGGTAAAATACGATGGTTCAGAAGGTATTCTGAGTATTTCCGATCTGACCTTATCCCGGAATAATTTTTTCGTATTATCGGATAACCTGACGACTAAAAGCGTAACCTCGATTGCCAATTTTCTCACGGAAGATTATGGTGAAATCACACTGCCATATGGAATTGTCACAAAGATGATTAACAATATTTCAGGATTCAACGCTGTTGTGAACCGCTTGGAACCTATTTATGGCAGATTGCAGGAAACGGATATTGAATTAAGGCAGTCATACATTGCGAAATCAGCGCTGCGGTCGAATACTATGATTGACAGTATTGTGGCAGAGCTGCTGAATAATGTTACAGGCGTTGAGTCGGCATCCGGTTATGAAAATGAAACAGATGCTACCAATGAAAGAGGAATGCCCCCGCACAGCATTGAAATCATTGTAGAGGGGGGTGATACCAACCAGATTGCGGAAGCCATTCTGAAACGAAAAGCTGGTGGTATCTACACCTATGGAAATGTAGCTGCATCCGTTGTTGGCAAGTATGGGGAATCAATACCGGTACGGTTTAACCGTCCGGAATATCTCTATGCATGGATGAAGGTAACTTTGTATGGGGATGAGAAAAAAATACCAGCAAATTATATGACCCTTGCATCAGATGTTATCTGTTCCCATGGGGAGCGTTTAGTTGCAGGAGAGAGCCTTCTCATCCAGCAGCTCCACGAAGGGATTTATGATGCTGTTTCAGGGGTTACATATATTAAGATTGAAACAGCGTATTCTGCCGATAAATCCTATAATCCGGAGCCGGGTGATTATGCAGTTCAGAACGTCATTGCAACCTCCAGACAAAAAGTATTGGTTAATGCAACGAGAATTGAGGTGACTGTGGATGCAGATAGCTGATTTGTGGCTGAGAGATATTCCTCAGCAGTTTCAGAATAAACCGAAAATTGAACTGTTGATCCGGGCATTTTCGAGGCAGCTTCAGGAAGTGGAGCAGGCCTTTTTTGATATTAAGAACAAAACGGATTTGGATACAGCGTCCGGAAAAAACCTTGATCTGATTGTCGGAGGGATCGTTGGTTTAAGTCGGAAGGATGCTACAGATATGGATGTAATATCGGGCGGAGCCGAAATGACGGATGAGCGTTACCGGCAGTTCCTAAGGTATAAGATCTTGAAAAACACAAGTGAATGTACTTATTGGGACCTGATGGAAGGTATCTCCATGATGTGGAATTTGAAACGATTGGAGTATATGGAAGATCCAAAGTATCCGGCGACGATCATATTCCATGGTGAATTTGACATGGATGAACCAGATACCGTTGAATTTTATCCGGAATTGTGCATACGTTCAAGCGGTGTTGGGATTATTTTGGAAAAAGTATATTCCAGCAAATATCCTGTATCAATCGAGGTTGAGGCAGGGGTGCTTATGTCCATGGAGTTTTTTGCCCGTCAGAATCTGGTGCCATTGCTGCTTGATGGAACATGGAAGCTGGATGACAGCAGAAAACTCAGTGGTTACAGATCGGATATTAAGCCTGATTTTTACCCCGTAGAAATTGCAACACTATCCAATGTTGAGGTTGATGCTGAAATCCAAAGCAATGTATATGTTGAACGATTATTAGACGGGTCTTGGAAGCTGGATGGAAGCCGTAAATTAAACGGCGGCCTGTTTGTATTGTAGAAGGGAGAGTTGAGATGGCTCAGGC